TGCCGGCCGCCATCCGCTCGAGGTCGCGCGCCGTGGCCGGCCGGATGTCGGCAAAGAGCGTGGCCGGGGACAGCGGGGTCAATACGTCATCGAACCCGCCGTCCGCGTTCGGGGTCGTCGTGGTGGTGAACAGGCTCACCAGATGGATCCGTTTCCCAATCTCGACGACACTCATGCCAGCGCCGGATTCCTCGACTGCACGAGCAGCCGATCAATCGCGAGCCACGTCTTCTCGCTGAGCGTGTTGTCGTCGCCGCGATGTTCGTAGAGGTCCGTCAACGCCAACAGAATCGCCGCGGACACCCGCCCAGGCGCCGTGGCGGGACTGACCCACGCGGCATCGACTGAGGTGTCCAGATAGGTGCGGATCAAGTCTTCCGCCTGATCCAGTTTCAGTTGGATGTCGAGATCCCCGGGGTCGAGCGCCGCCGTGGTGATTCTGAGATGCAATTTTGCCGTGGCGAGCGTCACGAGGACGGCGGCCATTTACGGCTTCCCGTCCTTGCCATCGCGCCCGCGCTTGACCATCAACGTCCACGCCTTCGACCCGTCGCCGGGTTTCGTCTCCGTCGGTTCGTTGCAGTGCCAGGTGGATCCCGCCCAGGTGGTCACGTCGCCGAGCTCGTAGGCTTTCCCGTCCTGATAGACGCCCTGATACGTCAGGCCCGCCTTCCCGTCCACGCCGTCTTTCCCGGGGGGGCCGGGATCGCCGGGCGGGCCAGGGAGGACTGGCCTGACTTCGATAATGGCGACGCGCTCACGCAGGGCGCCCAGCTCCTTCGTGCACGCGTCGTCCTGCACGCGCGACTCAATCGACGCGATCCGCGCCTCGGCCACCACGAGCCGCGTCTCGAGCGCCGTCCGTTCCGCCCGGACGAAGTCCTTGACCATACCGGCCATCGCCGCCGCCAGTTCGGTGTGGGTCACGCGGCCGACTCCGTCAACGCTTTGTGGAACTCGACGAGAAACCCAGCCGCCTTGTCTTCCGGCATGTCGTCGGCCTGGTCGTCGGCCGGCGGGAGTTGCGCCTGTGGCGTCGGCTTCGCGAACGGATCGTCCGCATCGCGCTTGGCCAGCGCCGGGAGCGAAAAGTTTTGCTGTTGCGCCATCACCGACTTCCCGCCCGGGGTCGGTCCGAGGCCGTGGTATTTCTTCCGCGCCTCATCCGGCGACATCCCGCCGCCTTCGATCGCCGTCTTCGCAGAATTCACCCGCGTGGTGGCGTCCATCCAAATCAGATCATCGATATCGAACTCGACCCCGAACGGCTTGGGGAGCTCGAGCCCTTCGTCGTGCCCCTTCTCAAAGTTCGTGGTGAGGCTCTGAATACACTGGCTGTGATATTTCAGGATCAGCGATTCCCAGCTGTACGGCGGCGCCGGCCCGATATCGACGAGGTACGGCGGGACGCCGAACGCGCTGCACACCTGTTCCGCGGTCATGCGGAGTTGCTCGACGAGTTGCGAGTCGACGGCATTCATCGCCAACTGGTTGAACTTGAGCTCGCCGCCAAGCACGGCGATCTTCCCGTAGTTGTTCCCGCTGAACTGCGTTTGCCAGCGGGCCTGCATCGCTTCCGCCTGGGCGTTGGTGATGCCTTGCGGGGCAGTGAGGATCGCGGCCGGCTGCGAGCCGTTGGTGAAAAACTTCTCGCTGTTGGCCTGGATGCTGAGGCCTTGCACGGCGGCCGTCCCGCACGCATAGAGCGGCGAGACCCCGATGAGCGGATGGTAGGGCGCGATCATCGTGTCGTGGATGATCTCGCGCGCCGGCACGACGACTTCCTTATCGACTCCGGAGAGATCATCGCGACGTAAGCGGTAGTAGACCGCGCCGTCCGGCGTCACGAGCGGCGTCACGCGCGTGGGATCGAGGACGAAGAGTCCCGTCACCACGCCGCGTTGGTCGCGCGCTTTCAGGACGTAGGCGTTGCCGTGCAGGAGCTTCGACCCGATGTACTGCTCGACGTACTTGTTGATGGTCTGGTACGAATTGGGTTTCCGCAGCACCGGCGAGAAGGCGGCCGACTCGGTTTCCGTCCAGACGCCGTGCGAGTCCTGCTCGACCAGCCGCAGGCAGAGCTTACCGATGTCGGTGGTGATCAGGCGGTAACAGGCATAGACAGCGAAATAACTGAGCGCCGAGCTCGCGCTGATTTCGACGTTGCGCTGCCAGGCGCCGGTAAACGGCTCGTGGACAACGGGCCACCAGCCGCCCTGTGTGGACAGGGGATTGAGCTGCAGTCCTTTGGTGGACAGCTCGATCTGACGACCGAACATCCGCAGCGCGATGTGCACCGTTTTATTTCTTCCCCTTCGGCGCGGTCTTCTCCGCGGGCGGCGCGTCCTCGGCGCGGACGGCTTTCCCCTGCACGATGAGGCTCTCGGCGGTCGCCGCGTCGACCTCGTACGTGGCGCCTTCGGGATACTCCTTCCCCTGGTGGGTATGCCACTGCGTCGCGGTCACGGTCACCGGGGTCGGTTTCGCGTCAGCCATTGCGCTCCCCTACTGTTGGACTTGGAACAACAAGATCACCGTGCCGCCCTTCGCCGCGCCGGCATTCGCCACGACGAGATCGAGCGTGCTCGTCCCGTCGAAAATGATCGGCGCCGCCGGGCGCACGACTTGCGTGAGGGTCGCGCTGCGATCCGCGCCCGCGGCGACCATCAGATCGAACCCCCCGGCATCGACGAGCGTGACGTCATACAGCGCCGTCGGCGCCGTGCCGCCGCCGTCAGGCACGAAGCGAAACTGGATCAAGGTGCCGGCCCGAGGCGTGAACGGATTGGCGCTGACCGCGCCGGCGCCGTCAGACAGCCACGCGATGCTGTATTTCGTGACCTTGATATCTGACAGCGTCGTCGTCGTCACCGTGGCCGTACCGACCGCTTGCGGACTCGCCTGGAAGAGTAGGGCGAGGACGGTCCCGACGAAGACGGCGAGGCGTAGGCGTTTCATCATCAGACCGTCCCGTAAATGAGTTGGACGCCGTCCGGGTGCGGGGGCGTCGATTGGTAGCGCGTGAAGGTCAGACCGTGTGCGTGCTCAAATTCGTCCCAGGCTTGCTGCACGCCTGGAAACGCGCGGTTGCCGTAGTCGTCGCCGAGGATCAATCCCCCCGGCCGCAGCTTCGGCGCCCACGCGCACAGATCCGCACGGACGGACGCGTAATCGTGCGCCGCGTCGATGTAGAGGTAGTCGATCGGCGGGGCCCACGCCTTGGCGGCCTCGAGCGTCCGTGCCGGGATCAGGCGGACGTGCGCCCCGACGCCGGCCTCGAGGATGTTGCGGGCACACGCCACGAGCATCCACGGCGCGGGCGGGATGTCCGGGACTCCTGACAAATCGCCCGCCCAGGTATCGACACAGGTCAACGTCCCGTCCCACCGGCTGACCGCGCGCGCCACGGGAATCGCCGACGCGCCCAGCCACGTGCCGAGCTCGACGCAGACTTTCGGCCGATGCTGCTCCACCAGTTCGAGGATCTTCGGGCCGTGATGGAACCAGCCCGGCACCGCGGCCGGGTGCTCGCGGATCGCCGCCTCGCGGGTGGCCGTCTCGGTCATGTTAGACTCACCCAGGTATCTGCAGCACGGAAGGACGTGCAACAGTCATCGTGCCTGATCGCCGCAGGTGGACGCGCGGTTGTGTCCTGGTTAAGGAGTAACAAGACACCGAAGCCACCAGGCGAGCCCTCCAGATACGTGCAAGGCACACTGACCGCGCAGCCGGTATCAAGCCCGGCCAGATGCCGCTTCACCGCTCGACCCGCGTATAACCGCGCTTCAGGAGTTCCTCGATCAGCGCCGCCTGTTCGCTCACGAGAAACTTCGCCGTCCCGCTGAATCCGAATTCCACCGGCGGCCGGAGTTCGACGACCGCCTGTTCAGACTTGGACGGTGTCGGCTTCGATTCGGTACGTGTGCTGCCCAATGTGCCCCACCTGTTTCGACAGATCGTGATCGAGGTAGACCGTGTGCCGCGCCGCGCGCAGCGCGCGACAGAACCCGACGTCCTCGCCGATGTCGCCGCCCTGGTCGTTCAGCCCGTGCCGGAACCACGGCCGCGGCAGATCCGCCACGACGTCCGTCCGCATCAGCATCGCGCCCATCCCGCAATACTCGACCGCTTCCAGCCCCGTCGAGTCGGCGGTAGTCGCCACACGATCGTCGCCGTTGAACGCCGTAAACAGTCCCGAGTTCTGCCGCACCAGGTAGTTGCACGCGACGATCGGCTGGTCATGCATGAACAAGAGGACGGCTGTTTCACGTGGAACAGTCATGTCCGTGTCGAGCCAGAGGACATGCGAGGCCCCCTGTTTGATCGCCGCTTCCAGAAACCATTCGCGCCCGACGTGGATGTAGGTCGACGCCACCCACCCGATCGTGACATCCGATCCCCACGGCCCCCGTTCGCGCGTGTAGGCGTAGAGTTGGGCGACATCGACCGCGAAGGCCGCCGGCACCGTGTCACGCGTCGGGCCGCCGATCGCCAACCTCATACATCCGCCGTCGTCAGGATCAACGTGATCGTCCGCGTCGTGCCGCTCGCCGCCAGATACCGGGCCGTGGCGCTTTCCACTTCGGTCAGCGCCTCGGCCTGGGTCAATGCCCGCACACAGACGGGCTCGTACGCGGACGTGACCCCGGCGGTCGGGGTCATGCCGTCCGCGTACTCGTACCGCACGCGGTAGAGGTACCGCTGCATCGCTTACGTGCCGATGTAGCTCGCCGCGGTGGTGATGTAGGTCACCCCGGTCGCCCGGGCGACCTTCCAGGTGATGATCCGCTCGGCCTTCAAGCCGATCAGATTGCGCTGCCAGAGCGAGAGATACACGGTGGTCGCGTCGACCGTGTCCGTCGGCGCCGAATCCATCTGCACGCTCGCTTCGCGCGAGACGTCGATCCGGATCCCGCCTTCGTCCGCGTAGAGTATCGACGGCGCATGGGCGAGAATGACGCGCGCCCCGACGTTGTTGCTGACGACCACGGGAATGCCCATCAGCATCCCGCCGTTCTGCCCGGTGAACCCGGGAAAGAGCGGCTGGCCGAGACCGTTGACGGACAGGCCGATGCCGAAGGCGTTGGCCTCGTTCATCAACCACACCGACTCGCCGAGCGAGTAGTTCGCCGCGACAAAGACGCCCACGCGCGAGGCCAGATCGACTTTCGCCGCCGCGCCGGTGACGCCCGAGGACGCGATGGTCGCCGCGCCGTTGGTGATCGACGCGGGATTGACACCCGCCGACACCGCCACCGCCGGATCGCAGAATTGCGTGTCGAGGAACATGCTCATGCCGTCGAGCATTTCCTGGCGGACGAGAGCCTCGGCGGACGGGGTCGAGAGCGTCACCAATTCTTCCGACAACACGATGATCCCGGCTGCTTTCGCGAAGCTGAGCGTCACCGCGAGGTAGTCCGCCTTCGTGACGGGTTTAGGTTTGTTCTGCCCCACCCAGGCGTACGTCCCGCCGGTCGTCTGGCTGGGGATGCTGATGTTGAACGGGACGTGCTTCAAGCCGGGGATCCGGCCGAGCAGCGTTTTCGGTCGGAGCAGTTCGAGAAAATCGTTCAGCGGTTGCGTCACGACGAGCGGGCCGGCCCAGGTCGAGTCGGTGGTGGTGCCAACGGCCACCGCGGCCTTCGTGCGCCACATGTGCTCGCACATCTGCTCGACTTCGGGGGTCGAGTCTTTCCACTGTTGCGCGACCATCTTGGTTTTGTAGGAATCGCCGCCACCGGCCGCGAGCGCCATGCACATGCGAGCGAAGGGGATCCCTTTCTCGACGTTGGCCTTGACGGTGACGGACTGATACGGGGAGCCGCCGCGCAGCTGGGAGGCGGTGAGCTGGTCGGTCGTGTTCGTGATCGCCGTCGCCTGGGTCAGGTTGGCTTTCTCCTGCGTCTTGAGCCGGACGAGATGTTTGTCGATGCTCTCGATCTCGCGCTCGAGGCCGTCGTATTCCTCGCTCTGCGCCTCGTCGAGGGTCACGCCGGTTTCGGCGGACTTCGTCATCAACTCGTTCATGCGGGCCGCTTTCGGCGCGCGGGTATTCGACCACTGCGTAATCTGTTCGGGGATGGTCATAGCTGCCGCGCCCTTTGTCGCGCGGACCACGGGGAGACTGAAGCCCGTGACGCCGGGCAGATGAGGGCCGGACGCGGCCAGGTCGATCGCTTTGATGCTGTGGATCGTGGCGCTCGCATTCGCGGGCACCGTGACGAGCGACAGTTCCAGGACTTCCGTTTTCAGGAAGCGGAACCCGCCAGTCTCTTTGTTGAACGCTTCCTCAATCGCGCGAAAGCCGACGGACACGCCGGAGACGAGCCCCGCCTTGATGCTCTGCCAGGCTTCGTCGACGCGATCCTTCAGGGTGCCCGGTTCGTCGATGGTCGGGAGCGTCGCGGTAAATTCGATCCCGTCCTTCGTGGCTTTCTTGAAGGTGGTCGTCCCAACAGGTTTCTTGGCGTCGTGAAAGAGCAGGAGCGGGAGCGGATTTTTGAAGCTGACCCCGAGCGGTTCAATGATGTCACCGACGCGGTCGGGTTCCGGGGTGGTGGCAGTACCTGTGATGATGCGCTTGTCAGCGTCAACGGCTTTGACGTGGAAGAGGGCATAGGCACGGTGCACGGTGCCCACAACAGTGTGACAGGGTAGGTCACTCGCCTATTTTTTCCGGTTTATTTCCCGATGCGCGTCGCGCAGACAGCGCCGAATCCACTCCTGCATCGTCAACCGCCCGGCCTGATGCGCGTCGTCGGCGTAGTCTTTTAAATCTTTCGAGGGCAGCGACACGGTGACCGGGACGCTCGGATCGTTGTCGGCGAGCGGCGGCCGGCCTCGTGGCTTCATCGGCGTTTCGTCTCGCGCTCCCGATCCAAGCGCCCGCGCCTGACGCGTTTGGTGTCCTCGGGATGCTCATCGCCGATCCGCACCGTGACGCCACGCTTCCCCGCCCGGCGTTCAACTTTCCGGCGATCGTGGCCGCGTTTCATTCATCGCCCTCCGAGCACCGTCATGGAATAGTCCGGGGGCTTCACGACGGGTTTGCGGATAATCGCCCAGTCAATCGCGGTGACGAGCGCCGCGATCCCGTCGATCTTGTCCGGCGCCTTCTCTTTCGCGAGCCGCTGTTCTTTCTTCTGCCCGTGCAACACCACCACATTGGCCGCCATCCACGAGAGGATCTTGTTCCCGCCGTGACACAGCAGCCCCTTGGTAATCAGTTCCAGCGTGCGCTTCAAGGCTTCGTTGAGCGGCCAGCCCTGCGTCGTGTTGATCATCTGGATCCCGGCGCCGGCGAGCACTTGCGCGGTTTCGGTGGCGGATCGGGGGTCGTAGGCAATCGCGACGACGCCGTCCGTACGGCAATCTTCGAGCACCGTCGCCCGTAACGCCGCGTAATCGGTCACGTCGCCCTCGGTCA